TAACAGAGCAAGACAGTTAGGGGTTGCGGTTGATCCAACTGATGTAAGTAGAATAACTGAGATCGCTAAAGCGAAAGACATAGATATTTTTAGACGAATACAATTACAAGACACACAGAAGATGACTCCTAAGTATGGAAACTATTCTGAATATCGAATTAAAGGTGGAGATGAATATTTTGAGAATTTAGTTTATTACCCTAAACCTTTACCTATGGGACAAAAGATTGGCTCGGAATATAACAAACATTATTCAGGGGTTCCAAATCAAGTTTATCATGTAAGAGGTAATGTTAGATCAACTGCAGATAATCAAAAAATTATGATGATTGATGAGATCCAAGCTGACTATGCTCAAGCATTGAGAAACAATAATCCTACAAGAGATAAGGTTGTAAACGCATTTGGATCCGAAGTAGAATTCTTTTCATCAAATAGAAAGTTAGAAAAAATTGTTAACGAGATGAAAGATATATCTAAAAAAGGAATTAAGGCTTCACCCGCAGATCAAAAAAGATTCTATGATCTGAATAGTGAGTTTAAAGAGCTTAGAAGTAATTCGTTAAACTTATCTAATATTACAAAGAACCAAGCTCAAGACGGTATTCCATTCCTACCTCTTTACGGAAAAGAGAACTGGGGTAGCCATGCCTTAAAAAACACAATTAAGGATGCAGCAGATAGAGGAGATGTTCAATGGGTTGGTATTAGTCCTGTAGAGCATTTGCACCATGCTAAGAGAGAAAGATATTTAGGGGATATTGAGTTTTATGGTAATAGATTTGGTAAAGCAGGATTTGATAACTATAAAGTTTTCTCTAAGGCTCAAGATAAAACTGTTAAAACAGATCCAAAAAAGAAAGCAACTTTACCTGCTGAGATGGAAAGACTTGCTAAACAATATAATTCGGAAGTAAAAACAATACCTATGGCTAAATCAGATCCTAGTAAGCCTTTTAAAGTAGTTAAAGAACTTAATAATACTAGTAAGAATTTTAAGGTAAATAAAGATCAAGCAGGAACAGAACATATCGCAGCATTTCAAACTGAAGCGGATGCTTTGTTTTACTCAGGAAGACACGGCGGCTCAGTAGAGAAAATTATGGATGGAGATCCAAGATTATATATGGATGTATTTGCTATAAGAATATCCCCAGATATGATTAATAAACCCTTTAAGGCTTATCAGTCGGGTGGTCTAGTCGTAAATATATTTGCGTGATATTATAAATCTGTTATAACAAATAGGAGATAATTATCATGGCAAGCAAAAAACTTAAAAAAGCTATCATGGCTGGTCTTGCGGGTTACGCAGGAGCGAAGATGTTAGGTCAAAAAAAACAAATGGCCGAATATTTAAAAACAGAAGGTGGTGACAAAGCAAAAGTAAACTACATCACTAAAAAGGCAAAACCAACACAGAAATTTAGTTTTTCAGCAGATAAATTTAAAAAAGCTGTTAATACTATTAAAGACAAAGGTTTAGACTTAGGTCCAGGTGTGAATGCGACATCTAAAAAAGGTGGAACATTAGCTGGAGATTATGGTAACGCGTTTGATTATTTTAATATGAGCAAAGGCGGTTCTACTAAAATGGTTAAAGCTAGAGGCGGAAAGATGGTTAATTTAAAACCAACTAAACTATACTAATGGCTGAAATAGAGAAACAAAATGAACTTCCTGAAGAAGTTGAGACAGAAGAAGTAGACGTAGAAGTTGAGGGTGAAGAAGAACTTCCTGAAGAGGAAACACCTGAAGAAGATTTTTATAGAAACCTAGCTGAGGACATGGATGACCGAGTTCTTGGTCGAATGTCTGCTCAACTGATTCAAGATTACAAAAGAGATAAAGTTTCAAGATCGGATTGGGAACAGGCTTACACTCAAGGTTTAGATTTACTTGGATTCAAGTATGTAAATAATACTAGACCGTTTCAAGGTGCAAGTGGTGTTACCCATCCGCTCTTATCAGAAGCTGTAACACAATTCCAAGCACAAGCTTATAAAGAATTATTACCAAGTGATGGCCCTGTAAGAACAACAGTGGTTGGTTCACAAACAAAAGAAGTTGAAGATCAAGCAACTCGTGTAAAAGATTTCATGAACTATATGTTGATGGAAGAAATGGAAGAATACACACCAGACACAGATCAACTATTATTTTATTTACCGTTAGCAGGATCTGCATTTAAAAAAATTTACTACGATGAAATTAAACAAAGAGCAGTTGCTAAATTTGTACCTGCCGAAGATTTAATTGTTCCATACTATGCAACCGATTTAAAAGATTGTGAAAGAATTACTCATGTTGTTAAGATGTCAGAGAATGATGTTCTTAAACAACAGAAAGCTGGATTCTACAGAGATGTTGAGCTTATTCCAAAACAAGCAGAGAAGAGTCCAATACAAGATAAACTTAATGAGCTAGAAGGTGTGAAACCTGCTGGAGAAAAAGAATATCAATATAATGTTTTAGAAATGCATATTGATTTAAACTTAAATGAGTTTGAAGTTGAGAATGCAGAGAAAGAAGTTAAACTTCCTTATGTCGTTTCAATTGACGAAGGTTCAGGAGAGATCTTATCTATTTACAGAAACTATAATCAAGACGATGACACTTACACTAGAAAAGAATACTTCGTTCATTACAAGTTTCTACCTGGTTTAGGTTTCTATGGCTTTGGTTTAATTCATATGATTGGTGGATTATCTAGATCTGCTACTCAAGCATTAAGACAATTACTTGATGCAGGTACATTAGCGAACTTACCTGCTGGATTTAAGTCTAGAGGAATAAGAATTCGTGATGATGACCAACCTTTTCAACCTGGAGAGTTCAGAGATGTCGATGCACCTGGCGGAAATATCAAAGATCAATTCCAAATTTTACCTTTTAAAGAGCCAAGTGGTACATTATTTCAACTTTTAGGTTTTGTAGTACAAGCAGGACAGCGTTTTGCATCAATTGCAGACATGCAAATGGGTGAAGATGCACAAAACAGAGCGGTTGGAACTACAATTGCATTGTTAGAACGTGGTTCGAGGGTCATGAGTGCTATTCACAAGCGATGTTACTACGCTATGAGACAAGAATTTAGACTTTTAGCAAATGTTTTTGCTGATTACCTACCTCCTGTGTATCCATATGCTGTTACAAACGCGGATAGGTTCGTAAAACTACAAGATTTTGACGAAAGAGTGGATGTAATTCCTGTTGCAGACCCGAATATCATGAGTATGGCTCAAAGAGTAACTCTTGCTAACGAAAATTTAAAGATTGCAGCGTCAAATCCACAAATGCACAATTTAAGAGAAGCTTACAGAAGAGTTTATGAAGCTTTAGGTACAAAAAATATTGATTCTTTGTTAAAACCAGAACAACAACCACAACCTGAAGATCCTGCAACTGAAAATGCTAAAGCTTTACAGATGCAAATGTTAAAAGCGTTCCCTCAACAAGATCATGAGTCACATATTGCAGCTCATAGAGCTTTTATGGCTTCAAGAATGGTACAAATTAATCCAATGGTATATGCATTACTTCAAGGACATATTTCAGATCACATCGCACTTCAAGCACATGGTGAGATTGGTAATTTAGTACAAGAATCTCCAGAAATGCAACAACAAGCACAAGCGGATCCAGATGGATTTAAAATTTTATTTGATTCTATGGTTGCAAAACGAATTGCAGAAATAACTATGACACTAGCCCAAGAAGAAGCGGGTAATCAAAAACAAGATCCATTAGTTGCGCTTAAACAAAGAGAACTAGATTTAAGAGCTATGGATATGCAAAGAAAAGCACAAGAGAATATGATGGATCAAGAAAGAAAAGGCATGGAGTTTGAAGAAAGAATAGATCTTGATAAAATGAAGTTAGAATCTGCAGAAGATCAAGCTGAAGAAAGAATTAGAATTGCAGAAGAGAAGATAGACCTTAACAGGGAAAAACAGAATGAAAGTAAAAAACAGTAAAGTTAGAAAATTTGCTGGTGGAGGTATGGACATGGGTAACAAGTCCAATCAAGCTAAGAGCGCTGCCATGGGTAATACTTCTGTCGGAAGAAGAGATTCTAATTTAGGTGGTAAAACATCTACAATGAGTGGATCAGCTAACAATATTACAAATAATCAAACAAACCAAGTAACTGCAAAAAGCGGACCCGTACAACTTCCTACTATCGGACCTCTTACAGCTGGGTTTAACGCGATTTCAAGAAGTCTATACAATAAAAAAAATTTAAAAGAAGCACGTGAAGATGACATTCTCGGTGGTGAAATGTTAACTACAGGGAAAAAAACTACAGGAGCAGCTACAATAGGTAACACTGGAGGAGGTGGACAAAACCAAAGTTTATGCCCAGATGGAACTAACCCTCCGTGTAAAACACCAACAACACAAATAAAAGCACCTGCTAATAATTTTTTAAGTGGCTTTCAATCTTATGATGATGGTAGTGAGGTTGTGATATCATCTAATGTAGATAAAAATTTATTATGATAAAAAATAAAAGACTTACTAAAACAATACCTCCTAAAAGTGGACCAAACTCTCAAGTACCACCTATTAAATTAAATACAGGGGGAGATGCATGTTGTAGCGAGTGTGTTGATACAAGAGGCACAAAAAGTATTCAAGTAAAAGGATTTAACTTTAGAGGAGTAAGATGATATTTAAAAAAATAGCAAGATTTATATGGTGTTTATTTTTTCCACCTATTATCTACAAAGAGAAAAAAATTGAAAAAGAACCTTGTTGGAAACACGAAAAATTTAAAAAAGGTTGTCCAATTTGTAGGAATTTAAATGGCCAGTAGTACTGCTAAAAAGGTATTAGCTAACAACCCATCAAAACAAAAAAGGTTTGATGAATTAATGAAAACAGAATTTGATCCAGCTATGTCTTTAGAATCTAACACTAGTAATATTTTGAGAATAATGAGAGATGAAGATATGGGGCCTAAATCAATACCTGGAAAATCTCTAGGTGGTGAAGTAGAAATAAAAAAAGGTAGCGATTACATAAAAGATCTGCTATAAGTTTACATGTTTGAACAACTCTCTAAAAAAGAGCAGTTAATATATTTATCAGGATTATTTGAAGGTGAAGGTTGGTTCGGCCTAAATAAAAGACCTAACGGTTGGACACCTAGTGCTTCTTTAGAAGTACAGATGAGTGATGAAAGTGTTGTTCGATTATTTCAGAAATATTTAGGTACAACTAAAAACGTCGCTAAGAGAAAGAAAAAATATCGAGACCACCATAAAGATATATGGAGATTTGGTATTAAAGGTTACCGTGCTTTACAGTTTATGGAAGAGATGCTACCCTATTTGTGTATAAGGAGAAAAGAACAATATTATGCCGTGGTTAAAGCTATTGGGAATGGGCCTAAAAACTGGAGCCCACCTGTATCAGAACAGACAGAAAACCAAACAAGCGATGTCCGATGCACAATTAATGCATGCTGAAAAGATGGCGCGAGGTGAGGAAGCTTACCAGGGTAAATTATTAGAAAGCCGACAATCGGACTGGAAGGACGAGGCGGTCCTCGTAATATTAAGTTTGCCTGTAGCAATTTTAAGTTGGGCAGTCATATCAGATGATCCTACAGCGATGGACAAAGTAAAATTGTTCTTCGAGATGTTCTCACAGCTTCCTAGCTGGTTCACAAATTTGTGGATTCTTGTCGTGGCGAGCATTTATGGGATAAAGGGATCTCAAATCTTTACAAACAGAAAAAAATAGATATAACTACTCTATGATTAGAGGAGACAGTTCGGAATATGAACTACTTGAAAAATGGAGTAAAGGATTTGATTGCCAAGGTTATAAATCATGTGAGATCGGAGTTCGTGAGGGACTTGGGTCTAAGATTATTATGGATAACATCATCAATAATTTTATTCATGTGGGTGTTGATCCTTACGGTAATTTAAATTACCAACATTACGATAACACAGGCTCATACACTTGTGATTACACAGATGAAATGAGAGATACAATGCTAGAAGATTTTAAACCTTACAGAAATGAAGGTAAATTTTCTTTGAGCATAGAAACTGATGTTGAATTTATGAATACGTCAAAACACAAAGATTCTAAATTTGCTTTTATTCATTTAGATGGTCCTCATATGACAAAAGATGTTATTACTGAATCTGTCTGGTTTGCAAATAGATCTGCCCCTATCACAAGAATTATTTACGATGATTATCCAAAATACGACATGCCTTTGATTGAAAAAGTAATGGAAAAATATGGATTTAAGGTATTAGAAAAAGGCAAAAACAAAATTTGTCTAGAGAAAAATGAATCTTGATCTAGATACATTAGCTGCAATAAAACATTATATCAACAAACAGATAAAACAGATTAAAGACGATATAGTGTACGGTATAGACACAATCGACAACCTCAAGTATTCTAAAGGGAAACTCAGCGCTTTAGAAACGCTGCTACAGGATCTTAAAGACCTGCAGAGAAACGAGGAGAATGTCGATGACGATAATAACACCTGATTCCACTATTGTTGGAGTCAAGAAAAATGGTGAGGTACCACCAGAATCAAAAGAAAATGCCATACCCACTGATCCAGAGGGTATTAAAAAATATCTAAGCATTATACCAAAACCAGTTGGATATAGACTTTTAGTTAGACCTTACGCAGGTCCTAAAAAAACTAAAGGTGGAATTATCTTAACTGATACAGTGAATGACACTATTCAAATGACAACCGTAGTTGGTCTTGTTGTTGAGATGGGTGATCTTTGTTATCAGGATAAAGAAAAATTTCCAAAAGGTCCTTGGTGTAAGAAGGGTCAATTCGTAATCTACGGTAGATATGCCGGTTCTAGATTTAAAACTAAATATGGTGAACACCGTATTTTAAACGATGATGAAATCATCGCAACAATAGCAAAACCAGAAGATATTCTGCATTTATATTAAGGAGAACACATCATGAGTGATGCAAATAAGAATCCTGAAGTAGAAATCGATCTTGATGATGTTAAAGAAACAGATGTTAAGGTTGAAGAAACAAAACAGGAAGAGTCAAAACAACCAGACTTAAATGCTGGTGAAGTTGATTTAGGTTATACTGAACACGATAAAGAACAACCCAAGGAAGATGTTGCGGTTGAAGAAGTTCAAGAAGAACCTACACAAGAAACAAAACAACAATCAGAACCTGATGATTTAACTGAAGTTTCTGAATCTGTTAAAAAAAGAATAGATAAACTTACTAGGAAATTTAGAGAAGCTGAAAGAAGAGAACAAGCGGCTTTAGATTTTGCTAAGGGTTTACAAAAAAAGTACGATGATACTCAAACAAAATATGATTCTACAGATGAAAAATATCTAAAAGAATTTGATGCGAGAGTTGATGCTCAAAGAGAACAAGTTAAAAAGAAGTTAAAAGACGCTATTGAGTCTAATGATGCGGAAGCAATCATGCAGGCTAATGACGAGTTAACTCAATTAACTGTTGAGAAAGAAAAGGCTAGAATCAAGATGGCTGATAGAGAAGCTAGATTGAAACAGCTCGAAGAGCAGAAAAACGCACCAAAAGAAGATCCAATAGCTGAGCGAACAACTGAACAATCCGAGCCTAGTCAAAGGGCAAAAGATTGGGCATCAAAAAATGCTTGGTTTGGTAACGATAAAATCATGACAAATGCAGCAATGACTGTGCACGAAGATCTAGTGGGCATGGGTGTTGATGTTGAAAGTGATGAGTACTATAATGAGATAGACAAACGAATGAAGGATAATTTCCCTCATCGTTTTGCTAGTCAAGAGCAACGAAGACCCGTCCAAAAAGTTGCTTCTGCTGGAAGATCTCAGCAGGGACGTAGATCTGTGAGACTCACCAAATCACAGGTGGCGATTGCCAAAAAATTAGGGGTGCCACTAGAAGAATACGCTAAATTCGTGAAGGAGGTATAGAATGAGCGACAATGTAAAAAGAACTTCACGCGCGTCTGAAGAAAAAAAAGAAACAAGGTTAAAACCTTGGACGCCACCATCATCTCTGGATGCACCACCTGCGCCAGACGGTTATGTCCATAGATGGATCAGAACCGAAAGTATGGGTTTCCAAGATACGGCTAACGTATCTAAGAAAATGAGAGAAGGTTGGGAATTTGTGAGAGCCGAAGAGATTAAAAATCAATTAGGTGAT